AACATAGCTAATATTTGCTTCATTAGAATTAACTGCATTAATATTAGCTATGTTTGCATTTACTGTAGTTAAAGCTGTTTTGTTTGCAGGGGATAACCAAGTGTTTTCTAAATAAGTCTTATTAACTGCATCATTGTTATTTACTGGATTAGCTAAATTCTTGATTACTTTATTATTAGCATCATATTTATCATCAGTATCTAATCCTAACTTACTTGCACTATCGTCTGTAATCTCTTGAGCAATGTAAAAGTTTTGGTCTGCTGACCTATCTAAATCACTTTCAGTAAGAACTGAACCATCTGTAAAATCTATTAATCTAGCGTCTGTAGGTGTTTGACGTTCAATTCTAATAACACTTGCATTAGCAGGTGCAGTAGTAAAAGTTAATGTTGATGATGAAATAGTAAAAGCACTTGTCTCTGTTCCATTAATAAATGCTTTAACGTGTGTGCTATCTATAAATTCAAAAGGTATTGAGTACTGTGTAGTACTACCATTACCTGTGTAAGTTACTTGTGCTAAAAATGCCATATATTATTTACTAAATTGGTAAAGTGAGTTTAAATCAGATGGGTTTACCTTTATTCCCATCTTCAATCTTTCTAAATTTGTATTAACTGCGTTAAGTGAATTAAATAAAGTGAATTTACCTGTATCATCTTCTGTACTAGTAAAATCTCTAGCTTCTTTAATTATTAATTCTTCAACAGCAGTATGATAATCTTTTACAACACGTCTGAGTAATTTGGCTTTAGTTCCAATATCTTTGTTATTTTTATCAATACTAATAGGGTCACTTAATTGTTTGTAACCACTAGAATTAATTACTTGTTGTAATTTTTGGTCTAATGATAAACCGCCTATTCTAATTTTTCTTAATAATTCTTGTTGTCTATTGTAAGCAGTTTGACCTTTTTTGTTTACAAATAATGTTAAATCAACATCACCTCTTAATGTTGTTTTCATTGAAGGTAAATTAACACCTAGTCTAAATATCTCTTTTGCTACAGGGTCATTCTTTTCTGTAGTTTCACCAAATGGATTGAATACACCATTGATTAATCTTGTTTGTTCATCACCTTGTATTCTTAAAGCATTGCCTCTAAAGTCATACTTAAATTCTACTTCAGCAGTACCACTTCTTTTTTTAACCTCATCAAATATATCTTTAGTATCTCTATAGAATGGGTCGTTAACAAATTTTGTGTAAATATTAGGTACAAATGAACCTACTTTAGATTTAGCATATCTTCCCCACTTGTTTGGGTCGTCATCTGTCATAACTTCCATAAAGTCTGCTAATCCTTTTAAATAAGTTTTAGAAACTAAATTTCTTGAAACTGAAGAACCTATAGCTGAAATAGTGTTACCTAATTTTTGTCCACCACTTAAATAATCTCTAGCACTACCGCCTTGTCTAGCAATTAATAACATTAAGTTACTACCTGCTCTTTGTGCAGTTTCTTCATCTAGTTGGTCTCTATAAGTATGAAAATCTACTACTAATCCAAAGAAAGCACCAAAAGGGTCAAACCTTCCAAACTCTCTATATTTATAAGTTTGTTCTTCAGCATCATAATATCTAAATGAATAAGGAATAATTCCTGATGCTTTTTTTAAATCTCTTAATTCTTTTGAGTTAGTAAGTTTTTCTCCTCTAACCTGACCTTGACTACCAGTAACATGACCTTCTGCTACAAGTTTATTTGCAAGTAATGTAAATGCAAAACCTGTTGCAAGTTGTCCTCTTGCTTGTGCCATTCTCTCAAGACCATTTCTACCAAAGAAATCATTTCTATAACTTTCTCTCATAAAACCTAATGGTGTTCTATCTACAACATTTAACATCAAGTTCATTGGGGTTCTTGTAAATGGAATGATTTGTTTTAATGCAGGGTATTGATTAGTTAGGTTTGCAACTTTTTGCATTATACCTGTTAATTCATTTGTATAAGTACCTTCTTCTGCCATTCTAAGTACTTCATCAATTCTTGCTCTACCAAATTTATCAAAGCCATTATCAAAGTTATCTATGACTGCTTGTTGAAATTCTGTAATTGGTTTTTTTGTTCTAATATCGTAAGCAACAATTTTATCAAAACTTTTTCCATCTTGTATCGCTTTATCAAAAGCGTATCTTTCTAAATGAGTTCTGTATTGTATCTGTTTGAAAAATTCATCTTCAGCAGTAAGCAATCTACTTGGTGCTCTAACTATTTTACCTGCTGTGTTTATTACTGTTCCTATTAAACTATCGTCTTCTACTTCAACACCATTAACAATTTTTCTTCTTTGAATTGATTTTCGTGGTGTATCTAATTTATTTCTAGAAGTTAAAATTCCATCTTCTTTTTTAAGTGCTAAAGCTGAATATTTTACAGCATCTTTAAGGTATCTTCCCATAGCAACATAAGAACTCATAGCTTTTTTACCTTCTTCTCTAAGTAATTTAGCTTTATTTGAATTTCCTAAATAACCTGTGTATGAACCTACAGTTTTCTCTAATGGTCTAATAAACATATTAAACAAGTTAGAAGTCATGTTTATTAAGTGAGTTTTAGGATTTGATAAAAGTGCGTTAATCCATATTTCGTTTGCTATATCCCAAGTTTTACTTTTACCTGCGTAATCTAATATTTTAGTTACGTTAGCATCACCTGTAAGTGAAAACTTACGCATAAACTCATCAAAGTCTCCACCATATTGTTCAAACTCTTTTATTAATTCATCTTGTTCTTTATTTATTTGAGTTCCAAATGATTTAGCTTGTAATCTCTGTGTTCTAGCAGTTTGTGCTGAAATAAATTCTTTGCTTCTATTAACAAAGTTTAATTTCTTAAATACTGTCTTTTTAAATAATTCTTTTGCTCTTGGGTCTGACTGACCTAACTTAGCTAATCTTTTAGAAGCACCATTTAAGAAACTTCTGTAAGCGTTCATTGCTACAACTGTTTCAGGTGCATTTTTTAAATTCTTAACTAAATCAGCAATATCACTTTCTAAAACATTTGGTTGTCCTTCGTAAAGTTTTCTAGCTTGTCTCTCAACCATTTCATCTGAAACAATAATCTTTTTACTATTAACTAAATTCTTAAATGTTTTTGCAAAAGCTATTTCAGAAATTAAACCATCTTTATCTAAATCAATAAGTTGTTTTACATTAAATTGTGTAGAGATATTCATATCATCTAACAACTCATCAAAATCTTTAGATTTTATTCCATTCTTTAAATTCTCATCTTGTAGTGTTTTGAATGAATTATAAACACCATCTTCTAAACTTTTTAAATTTGCAGTATATGTATCAGCAAATTCATCAGAAACATTTGCTTTTCTAACTGGTTCTACTGTTTCAGTTCTTTTAATTTCTAAATTAGGATTTTCTTGTAAAAACTTTTCATCTTCTACTAATTGTTTTTTATTATGTGGTAAACCATTAGCTTCTGCTTTTTTATTTTTGTACCATCTAAATCCTCTAAATACTCCTTCTAAAGCACCACCTAATCCTGCACCTTCTAGTGCATTTTTAAATCTAGCTTCATACCAAGTATCATTCTCATCACTTTCTAAGTAATCAATAATTGGATTTTCTAATTCAGGTGCAAAGTCATTGACCATATCTGCAAGTCTTCCGCTATCTTGGTCAAATGCTTGAAAGTCTGCAATACTTCCTCTTGCAACAGATTTTGCTAATTGTCCTGTGCCTGTTACAGCTTTAGCACCTTTTAGTAATCTTCCACCAGAAAACCAACCAGTTAAGAATTGAGTAACACCTTTAGTGATACCACCTGCAACTGTTTCTGGGTCTTTATCAAAATCAGGTAAGGTTAACTTATCATCAATTAAACCTTTATCTTGTGCTTCTTTGTATGAAAGTAAATTAGGTTTTAAATCTGAGAATTGAAACTTTCCATCACCATTTCCAAAACCTACACCATAGAAGCCAGTCTTTTCTCCTAAAGTGTCACCAAATTGTTCAACTAAACCTATTGAAGCCTGAACACCATCTCTTACTCCATCAATTGCTGATAAACCAATATCAGTAACTAAATTTCTAGTTCTTGGTTCTTCTTGTTGATTAGTTTGAGGTACTTCTTCTTTAAATTTTGGTAACTCTAGATACTGTTGAATTTCTTCTTCATTAAATTCATTAGTATCAAACTCTATTATTTGACCATTAGGTGCTGTTTTCTTAATTATTGCCATATTAATTTGAACCGCCTACTTTTGCTATTTGGTTAGATGTTTGTTTTTCAACAATCCTGTCATATTCCTCTTGGGTCATTGCATTAGGATTATCTCTTTTAAATTTTCTAAGTTGAGTACCTGATAAACCTTTGGGTATAATAGCTACGTTAGACATATCCATTGTTAACTCAGGGTCTTCAGGTGAAGTGTTTCTTCTATTTTTTCTATTTCTAGTTCCTGAATTAGTTGGAACTGAACTTTGTAAATCTTCTTTATTAGCTTTTATTGTGTTTTGTTTACCATCTTCTATTGTTGGTGTTGTATCATTACCATCAACTGTAATGTTACCATCAGAATAATTTAAACCTGAATTTAGAGATAAATCTTTTATAATTTCAAACTGTTCTTTAACTTCTTTATTAAATGCTTTTTCTCTTTCTTGTGCATTTGAGTAATTTGATAATGGATTTGCTTTTAACCATTTTCTTAAAGATGCTTCAAATTTATCAGCTTGAAATGGACTAATTGTTTCTGTGCCAAATTTACCTGACCTAGTTGCAACCTCTGCAATATCTGAAACTTTGTCTTTAAAGAAAATATAATAATCGTTTGCTAATAAACCATCTTTTTCAGTAAATTGAAAATCTTGGATTTCTTCTTTTTTTCTAGTGTAATAATTTGATGAAACATTTGGAATATTCTTTTGTAATAATTTTAATGCACCATCATAATCACTTTCTTTTAAAAGTTTTTGTACTTCTTCATCTACTCTAGGGTCAGTTTGTGAACTAAATCCTTGTTTTCTTTTTTGAAATTCATTGAATACTTTATCTTGAACACTAAATGGAAACTCTTTAAATCTTGGGTCTTCTTTAGCTTCTAAATAAGTTTCAAACTCATCAGCAAAATTAGTTGCTTCAAAACTTTCAATAGTTTCTTTTGCTTTTAATTGAGTTGCTCTATCAGTTTCTTCATTAATTATTCTGTCGTCAATCTTACCTTTAATTTCATCAAAATCATTTTGTAAGCCTTTAACATTTCCTAGACTGTCTGTTCCAAGTTTTAAATAGTTAGGTAAATCTCTAAGTAATCTTTCAGCAAACTCTAAGTCTTGTGTAGTTTCTGCATATTCTTTTAAACTTTCTAATAAATATTTTTGGGCACTACTTTTACTTAAACCATTTGTAACTGCATCTTGGACAAAACCAGATATGTCTGCACCTATTTCTTCATTAGTTTTGTTTTTATCAAATTTACCTTGAACATTTTCTTTAAAGTTAAACTTATAATCCTCACCAATCTTAGACATTTGAGATTGAACATGAGTATTGAATAAACCATTTCTTGTTTTAGAAGTTTCAGTAAAGAAACCTTTTTCTAATGTAATAGCATCATAAGCACCTAAATCATTTTCTTGTAGAAATAATTTAAGTTCATCATTGTAAAACTTATCAAAACCATTTGGGTCAGGATTATCTAATACATTTTTCTTAGCGTATTCTTGATAAACCTTACTTTTAAACTCTTGTGCTTTTTTATTTAAAGTAAGTTCCTTATATTTTTCAATGAAATATGGGTTAGCTTCTTTAGGTATATCACCGCTATTAACAGCATCAGAAAAGCCTTTTCTATTTTTATTAAATTGTTCAATGGCTTCAGCTTCATTTAATTGTTTATCTTTTAATTCTTTACTTAAAACTAAACCTGTTCCTGCACCATTAATAAAGTTATCTAAAGATTTAGCAAAATTAGTAACACTATCGTCAATAGGTGCTTCTTGAGGTTTATAAAATAAGTTAAAATCTGTAGACCTTACTTCAGGTAATTCTGCCTGAAGGTTTAATTCTGTTTTCTTTCTAGCCATTAAACTTCAACAGTTGGTGTTATAAAATTGTTAATAGAATTTTGTGAGTTCTTCTTTTGAGTATTACTTAAAAGACCTGCCTGTTCTCTTTGAAACTCTAATCCATAATAAGTATTAGCTACATTCAATGCTGACGAAGCAAATAACATTGCAGGATTAGGTGGTTGCACATAAGTAGATTGTGCTTCTTGTCCAAACTGAATAGCTTCTAAATTTCTTTCAAATTGAGAAATATTAATATCTAAGTTTCTAGCTAAAGATGCTTTGTAGTTACCTTCAGTTCTATAAAAATCATTTAATAAAGCATTAGTAGAACCTGATAAAGCTATACCTGCACTACCTGCTGTGGTAACAAACTCTGCTCTAGCTTTTCTAGCTTTAAGACTAGCTTCAAATCCTTTTTGTGAAGATTGTTTTGCTACTTGTCTAATCTTAAGTTGTTCAGAAGCATACCTTTGAAGTGCGTTTTGTCTTGCAATTTCATTTTGTCGTCTTTGTGCTTCTTGAGCATTTTTTTGTTGTTGTTTTGCTTGTTGGTATTGTATTGCACTTGAAGCAATAGTACTCGCAATTAAAAAAGTTGATGTTGTTGGTTCACACATATAATTTTATAAACTCAAAAAAAGGTTTTTGATTAACTCCATGATTAATTTTTCTTAAAAACTTAAAACCACACCATTTTAACCAACGAAGATGCAGTTCATTTCTGCAATCTACGAAGTTCCAAAGTATTGGATATTTGTGATTTAAAAGGTTAACTACTTTTCGACTTTCTCTTAAAAAAGAAAATCTAATTCTATAAATATCTGGTGTAGCTAATAACCAAATAGTTCCCATTTCTCCTACTCCAAACATTCCTACAGGAATATTTTTAGTATCTACTATTGTTAAACATATCTCTGAACTATTAAAACCTCTGGTTAATGCTTGATATGGGTTAGAGCCAGAAGCATCTAATATTTCTCTTTTATCTTCAAATCTTAATCTAGGTGCTAAATATTCAACGTCAGTAGAAATTGTTTTTCTAATTCCATTAAACTCTTTGGGAAGCGGTAACATAGTAACCTTGCCAACTAGCGTTTATAAAGTTTGATGGTAAATGACTATCGTTCTTAATTGTTACAGTTAGCTTGTCATTTTCAGATTGAACTGCAAAAGTGTAATCTCCATCTTCTAAATTAACTGTTCCAAGTAATCCTGTACCTGTAATAGTACCAGTATAAGTAGTAGTTGATGTATCTCTGCCTACAGGCTTAACTTCTGTAGTAAAATAGCCAGTATCATTAAAAGAAACATTCCAATTTCTTATCTGTAATCTACCTTCTTTAACTGAAATTCTTGAACCCTGTGTATCTGCTGTTTGAATAAACTGCTGTGAAAAAGTAAACTTAAATTCATATTTTTCACCTATAAAATAATTTTGTGAAGTTATATCACCAGTTACTACAATAGATGTTCCTGATTGTGATACGATAGAAATTTCTTGTCCTGCTTTATTAGAAGCACCACTTCTACCTACAACTTTCATTGTATTATTTATTGTATATGGAAGTGTGATAGTAGTTTGATTTGTACCTGCGTTATAACTTTCGGTAATTTCAGAGTTATCTAATTTTCTATCTAAATGAGTTAAATAAGTTTCACCAGTATCAGTTAATGCAGGTGATATATCAATCTTTTCTAAATAGACACCATCACTTCTTTCATTGATAATAAATAATTCATTTTCTATAAAATCTATATTTAAGATATTATCAGTAGCATCAGTACCAAAAGTCCATTTACTCCAAGCACTTTGTAATCTTCTATTTTGACTTACATAATATTGATAAATAAATAGAGCATTACTTTCGTCTGAACTTAATCCTACTAAAATATTTTCAGTAGTAGCACTAGCAAGTTTAAAGACATTACTAGGAATATATTTTGGAACATTAGCTGTAATATCGTCAGCTTGTTTTATATCTGTGTCTGAGGCTATATAAAGTTCTCTTATACCTGTAAAATTTCCTTTATTAAAACCAAAATAAACATTACTACCTGCACCTACAGGTTTGATGTTTTTATCTGTTTCAAACTCTGTTGTAACATTTATTGATATGTTTTCCGCAGTTAGTGTTGCACCGCCACTTAAAATAAATTGTGTTTGGTCTGAAAATAAAAGTAATTCTTCATCAAATGAAATTGCATGACGAAGTATAGAAACTTTAGTGTGAGTACTAGCTACATCAATTGGGTCAGTATCTAATACTTGAGTTATTGTTTCAGGAAAGAACTCAAAGAACTCACCACTTCTTGACATAATAACATTTTCATCTGCAAGAAAACCTAATCTGTTTCTATGGAAAAATATGTCATTTATTCTTCTACCTACAAATGTTGGGTCAGGAACACTATCTATATCACCACAAATTCTATCTCCCCATTGTGGTACATCATAATCAGTTCCACTTAATGTATATGTAGAACCATCTGCTTGTGTAAATCTAAAGTTTCCATCTGCTGTTCTAATTAAAACATGAGGCATAGTATCAGCATCAAGTTTAAATTCTGTATCTGGTGCTATTGTTTCTTGCCAAAGATTATCTGCTTCAATAAATTTTACATAATAATCATCAAAACCATTTGATGCGTCACCAGTAATCTGAACAATTTGATTATTAATTGCAGGTACAGGTAAATCACTAAAATTTTGAACTTTATCTTTAACTACTTGTGAAGCATCATCACCAAAACCATCTGATGCTGTAATTTCTAAAGTTCCTGAAGATTTTACAATAGCAAAACTAGAGTTACCTATTTTTGTTTTTGTAATACCTGATGGTGAACCTATAGCTGAAAACAATCCATCTCTGATTGCTTCACTATCTGTATTTGAAGAAGTAAAATTATGAGTAGTGCCATCAATAGTTATTGAATACTTTGTATTATTTACACCTTGTAATATTGAATAAACTGCCTGTTCTACTTTAGCACCTGATGTGGTGCTGTCCATTTGAATATTTGTGTTTTTGTTAACTATAAAAGTATAGTCAGCAACAGTCATACAAGTAAAATCTTGTTTAGGATTAGAACTTGTTAAATAATTAGTAGCACCAGTTTGATTTACAACTGTTTTAGCATTTCCCAAAATATCATAAACAGCAATACTACCATTAGTAATAGCCACAACGTATCTTTCATTAGCATCTCTATTAATATTGTGAATGTAAGCGTTACCAAAAGAAGTAGCTGATAACTTTGCTACATAATTAGTATTAGGTCTTTTTTTTAATCCTTCTACTACTGAACTAAATCCATTAATTTGTTCTGAAGCCTGTGAGTTTAATCTTAAGACTTCAGGTTGCTGAGAAACACCTTGTACTAGATTAGGAATTGTACGACTGACTAAAGCCATTAGTACACTCCATTGTTTCTAACAATTGTGTAAGCCTGTTCAGGTGTATCAAATATGGTGTAATCCCCTGTTAAACTTTCAGCTTGTTTAAGAATACTTAACGCTTTTAATTCGTCTTCTTGTGAAAATTTATGAAGTGTATTTGCACCTAAAGTTCTATCGTGAAATATTCTAGCACTTCTAATAGTTATATATCTTTTAGCTTGTTCAGGAATTTCATTAAATGGTAATAGATAGACTACTGTAGCGTTATCAAAGTCTTTATCAAAAGTTTCTTCATTCTTTGCAAGATTATAAAGAAAAGTATCTCTTTGAACTATATTGTAATCACCTTTAGAATATTTTCTTGGGTCTATTTCTACTCTAACTACATTGTTAGCTAGTGGAATTTTGTTATCGGTGTTTCTTGTTAAAGTTACATTTGTATGTGTATTAAAGTGCCAACCTTGTGATTGAACTTCTCTTGCAACTTCAGATAAAACATTTTTAGCAATTGTACCATCTACAGGTAAAGAACCTGTTAATGAGTTCAATGGTGCTTCACCAATTGTACTCAATATAGTATTTACTGCTTCTAATTCGGAAGTTCTAGTTTGTGTTGTCATAATAATTTAAACACAGGCGGAAGTTGTCTGTGTTAGCCTTCCGCCTATGTATTCTGTAAGTATTAAGATTGATTATGCAGTCTTGATTGAGATTGCACTTTCTGGTCTTAAAATACCATGACCCATTGCCATTCTAGCAGTCATTAGTGTACCTAAACGTCTTGCATCATAAGTACTTTCCATGACTAGGTCTTTTAATTTAACAGTACCAATTGCACTTGAGTGCATAACTACAGCGAAAGTATTGCTGAAGTCACCATTGTAAGTGTTGTTAGTACCAGAGATTGCACTTGATAAATCAGTTGCAAATACTTCAGTAGCAGTATTAGATTTAACAATTGGCACTCCACCGATTGAAAGAACTGTACCTTTACCGAAATCTCCATTTTCTTTAGAGAAGTCTCTGTTTACTAACTTATCTACGTTAGCTAATTGGTAGTATTGGTCTGGTGCTACGATACATACTCTACCTGCTGTAGGTATGTTTTTCTCATCTAATTTTTGAATTGCTTCAAAAACACTTTCGATAAGAGAAGTAGCGTTTGTGTTAGCATCAGCATCTAAAATTTCTTCACCTGCGTTACCACCAGTAACATTAGGTGTAGTAGTTCTTGAAGCTAAGATAGCTAACGATAGAAGGTGCTTATCAACCTTATTTGCAAGAGCCTGACCCATTTCTTTTGAGTAGATGCTTCTTACATCATAATGATTTTTAAGTTCTTCTATTTCTGCAACGAAAGCATCAGCAAGTAACATATCATCTATGTTAATTACTTTTTCGTTGTGTTTAACTGCTTGACCAAGTATTTCGTTACCTGCTGTATGGTAATTAGCCGATACAGTACCAGTAACAGGAAATTGAGCTGATTTACCATTAGAAATAGTTCTAACAGTAGTCATACCCAACATCTGATTTTCTCTGCCAAAAGTTGAAAGTACTTCTCCTGAAAATAATTTCAAAAAGAGTGCGTTTGAATCGTTAGCTGAGTTTACTTGACCAATTGTTGATATTTGTGCGTTTGACATAATATCGTCTCCTTATTGGTTTGTTGGTTTGTTGTATTGACCTAACTACTTTCCATAATCAGAAGGTTATCTGTCGTAACAGGCAATCTTTTTTGAATTTGGTTAGTCACCTCTCTTAAGAGAGATGGTGATTATTTATTAAACCTAGAAGACATTATCTTCCAAAACTCTTTATTATCTTTATCTATTTTTTTAGTGCATTTACATTTATCACAGGTACACACTCCATATTCATCTGCGTGTAAAGGCATCTTACAATGACAATCGTGATGACATTGTTTACATTTTTTAGATTTTTGTACCAAGTTTCCAAGACCTCAATGACCAGTAAACAGGTGACAACTTTTTGTTACCACTTACTTTTGCTAAAATAGGTTTCATTCTATCAAAGAAAGCCTTACGTCTTACTGGGTCGTCACGTTTGATTGACATTGAAGCGTCACCAAATCTAACTGTTTTTACGCTATCGCCATCTTTAACAAATACTTTAAATTTTTTGTTACCTTTAGTTTCTCTAATAATTTTATTTAAAGGTTTTTTATCTTCCTTGTCTTGCATATTTTTTAAAGTTTCTTTTTTTAGATTTATTCATTGATGAAAGTTTTGGTCTTCTAGTATTTTGTGAAGTCTTTTTATATTTAGACCTTGTTTCATGCTCAACCTTATTAAGGTCAAATTTCTTCTTAGCCACCTACGCTTTCTTTTTGTCTTTCCAATTGTTCTTCATGGCTTTGTAAGCCTTAGGTGAAACTGTGCTATCTTTTTTACTTCTTGAGATACCAAGTTTTTTTCTTCTATTAATGTTTTTTACTAATGACATTATTTTTTACCTCGTATGTTTTTAATTGTAGATAATCCAAAGCTACCTGAGTAGACAATTAAAACTGCCCACCAAAATTCTTGGGTAGCGTTTGATAAAATTTCAAAACCTTTAGCCATATAAGGTTGTGTGTAAGGTATGAAACAAAAGAGAAATATTAAGGCTATCTTAATAGTTAATACCTCATCTTTAATACTATTGTTACCTGAACGTATCTGTTCAATTGATACTGATTTTTCTAATTCAATTTCTTTTGCTCTAATAATCTTTTTCTTTTCAATATTGTGTTGAATAGCACCAACTGTCTTGTCAGCTATTATTCTAGTAATAGGATTTTTAAGAATAGGTAAAATAAAATTAAGCATTTCTAGACCTGTTGTATGATTTAGAAACTATTCTTAAATTAGAAGGTTTATTGTTCTTTGGGTTGCCATCTTGATGGTGAACGTCTTTACCATTGATGGCATTGCCCAGTTTCTTCTTCATTAACCTTCTGGCTAAATTTCTTTTGGCTCTATTTTTCTTCTGTTCTGGTTGAGAATGATAATTCTGATATTCAGACTTATAATCTCTTGCCATTTAGAATACTGAACTCTTAGCTAATTTAAGTTCTACTTGTTTTCTGTAAGCAGGGTCGTTTGCATATCTTGGGTCATTCATAGCTTCTGTAACCTGTGCAACACTTTCAAACACTTCTGTTGATACATCATTAGTATCACCATTAATCATTTGTTGTGGTTGTTCACCAGATACACCTGCTCTATTTGCAATAGCTTGAACAGCAAATTTTACTTGTTCAATTGAACCTGTATCTAAAGTTTCATTAAAAGCATTTTGTTCTGCTTCAGTTAAATTATTTTTAGCGTACTCAATTACTTTAGAATAATTTTCCTCACCACCAACTGTGTCATGCACCATCTTAACTTCTGAGTTGGCGATTGCTTGTTGTCCAGCGATATAACCATCAACTAAGTTTTTATCTAAACCCATTTTAGAAAGTTCGTTATAAGACTTTTCTGAAAGTTCACCATTCTGAGAATATTCAGTATAAAATTTAGTCATCTCTGAAGTTTCTGGTTGAGATTGTTCTTCAGTATTTTGAACTATTTCTTCTTGAGGTGCTGATTGTTTCTTTTCTAATTCTGAATATGCTTTAGCTAAATCTTCTGCTGACGAGAATTTCTCAGGTAACCATTCAGGTCTAGTTTCATCTGTAGATTTTGAAGTGTCATCATTTGATTTTACTTCAACTCTAGTTCCATCTTCACTTACTTCTAAAGTTTGATTTTGTTCTACTTGTTTTGCTTGTTCCTCTAATGAAATATTTGTGTCATCAGATTTTACTTCTACTGTTTGTGTACTCATGTATTACTCCTGTGGTATTTCAAGTTCACCACTTGCATTAACACTTGCACCAGAGTTAGCTAAACTTCTTCCTGCTTCAATTGCTACTCTAGGGTCTGCTAATGCTTGATTAGCAAACTGTTGCTGTTGTTGTGCTTGGGCTTCTTGTTGGATTTGTTCTTGAGACTTAATTAATCCTTGTGTGTCTATTCCATTAGCCACCGCAAATTTCTTAATTGCATCATCAAGATTTATGTATTGTGCTAAAGTTTCAGCACCTAACGTATTGGATAAATCAGACATGAATTGAAGCAATCTTAATCTGTCTGATGCTCTCCCTAATGCTTCCATTCCTACAATGATTTTAGTTTTAACTAATTCTTTAGGTAGGTCAGGTAGCAACTTCTGTTCCTTTAACATTGCTAACTTTGTATTAATGTAAGGTAACTGAAATTCTGTTGTTAAAATTCCATACACTCCGCCAAGTGCATCATTTAATTCATTAGCTACTAATTGTACTTCTGTAGCTGTAACTCTTTCTGCTTGTCTTTGAACTGAAGCATTTAATAAAAATGCAAATTGAAGTCTTTGCTCAATTCTACCCATCATTTCATAGCCAACTCTAAAGTCAGCAAATTTATTAGCTTGTAGAACTGAAACATCTGAAGCATTACCTTCAATAATTGCACCATTTTCACTTTCAGCTAATGCTTTGGCTCTAGTAGTTCCATTAGGAGCCACCATAAATAATGTTTTTGCAGATGCAGATGAACCTTCTACAATA